AATCTTTTTGTTTGGGGAACGTAAATGAGATCGTTTCAGTTATTTAGTAATTATAATATCACTTCACAGGGTAGGTTTTACCTAGATATTATAAATGATGAAATGATAGAAACTACGGAATATGTAAAATGTATGACGGATAAAAGTATGCCTTTTCATCTTTGTTATGCTGAAGAAGTTATGGCAGACGAATACGAAAACGAACATATACCAACAGGCTATTTATGTGATTCTCAAACAAGTAAATATGAATCTAATTTGTTTAACCTAACCGATAAAAGTAAACTTGTCCAAAACGAAAAGATAAAAAAGTATGGACGTAAACAAGACCAGAAGCCTAAATATGGCAAACCTGGAAGACCTAAAAAGGAGAACCCTAAAAATGTACAATAGAGATCATCTTACAGAAGAAGATATATTGCATAAAATTAATAATGTAGAAGTTTTGTTAGCTTTATTGCCTGATGATAATCGTTGGGCTATCAAGTTTTGGCAAACTGTTAACTCTGATTTGACGAGGTTAAAAGAACACATTAGAGTTTTAAATCTGCCTAATTAATGCAATTATAATAGCATAGTTCACGTGAACTACCAGAGGTGAGGGAAGTAGCTGGGACCGATGTGCAGTGAAGCTACTGTAATATACGAGCACTTCAACTCCGACGGGAGTTGCCTTCTAAGATTCCTTACCTTTGGACCTATACTATGGAGTCAGTTCCCAGCCGATGCAAAGGATAGATTGTTCTGGCTCCACTAACTTTAAGGGAGAAATAAATGAGTGATTTTGATAAACCAAATGCCAGAAGGTGGACTAGGTCAAAGTACGATTCAATGGGGTTTGACGAACTCCTTGATGAAGTAAAAAAGTGGCATGAAGATAGGGGCTTAATAGATGGTAGTTCCGACAAAGACCAATGTTTAAAGTTGATGCAGGAATTAGGTGAGTTATCTGATGATATTTGCTCTGATCTGTATAATGACCTAACCGATTCCCTTGGTGATATGTTAGTTGTAATGATAAATATTATGATTAGAAATGAAATTAGTGTGAAAGATTGTTTACGCAAAGCATTAGTTGAGATCCAAGATAGAAAGGGTTATAATTTAGATGGAGTATTTGTAAAAACAGAATAGAGTAGTGGTTAGGTCAAGTGTTTTAGTTTTGGTTTGCCTTGACTGAAGGGGTGCATCTCCTTTCTAGTAACCCCTTCCTACTCTAGCTTACATAATCAGTCTTAATTTGCGTGGCGACGCAGAAGTTTTATATGGGAAACTTTGATTGATTATGTAAGCACAAAATTTTTTTTCAGGAGAAAACGATGGACATAGTCAATAGAATATGGGGCAAATATGAAGTCCTACAACTCGATCACGATTGTAAAGTAAAAAAGTTAACGATTAATCCATATAAACAAATCTCTAAACAATATCATATGCACAGGAGCGAACATTGGCTCGTTACAAAAGGGGAAGCAACTGTTTACCTTGATGGTGTATTCTACTCCCTTGTAAAAGGCGAAAGTATAGATATCCCACAAACAAGTATTCATTATATAGCAAACGAGACTGATGGACCTCTAACCATTATTGAAACACAACTCGGTACATATTTTGGGGAAGACGATATTGTGAGGCTAAAAGACTAAACAAGAATTGCTTATCGGGTTATCCGTTGTTACTATTTATTTAACGTAAACAACAACTTAAGAGGAGAAGTTAATGCAAGATGTTACTTTGACAGAAAGTCAACAGCACGAGCTTAATCTTAGAATAGCAAGTGCCGAGTATTGTAATTCCGACCCCCATACCACTTCAGCCGATATTCGTTACTTTGAACGTAAGGATTTAGTTGACTCTATCAAGCTAGGTACTTATGAAGAGTTTAAAATAGTGCGACAAGTGTTTAATGAGAACGGTTTACTTGATTGGTATAAAACTTATAAAGGAGGTTTTTAATGGATAAAGAGTGGGTTGTCTTAAGGTGGGCTAAAGATAATGTTATGACTGGTAATAAAAAGGGCGATATTACCCTTTACCCCGACTATGATGAGTGTTGGGGTTCGCCGATGTATGAGGTTGTTGATTATTTTACAGGTACTTATCATAATGCTAAACGATTCGCTAATACTTTTAGGGAGAAACCGAATGGCTAAAGAATTATATTGTCCCCAATGCAATACAGAGTTTTGGGGCGATCTATCCGTAAATTCTCTGTGTGGTGGCTGTGGACACGACTTCGCTAAAGGGTTCCAAAATGGAACTCTTGATGTTGTATCGCCGACAGGCAAAAAATATTTATGGAAAACTACTTTCCCAGATGGCGAAGTAGAATATAATATCACAAATGATAGAGTATCAGAAATGGCAGAAGTTGAACGATTAAACAAAGTTCATCACCCAGAAAAAATTAAAGTAGAACTCATTGACTACGCAACCATAGAAATATAGGAGGAAACTATGGAAAATAAAGAAGGTATGACTACTCATACTAAATTACCACGTCATCCATACGATCGTGACGATAAATATTGGGCTGAGCAAGAAAGTAAAGCCTATTGGGATGAAAAACTAAAAGATATGTCATGGCAATCTGCCGTGTCCATTATCTCCACGTATCTTAAACTAAATAAAAAAAGTATGGATACCGATCACTACTTGCTTTTAGAAACTGCTTGGAATAGAATTCTCAAAGGGTAAATCTCTCTACGTTTACCCATATGCCCCTAAGACTCCGTGGACCGATAACAATGGTTCGCGGAGTTTGCTTATATAGGAGTGAAATGAAAAAGTTGATGAATTATTTTTTAGAAATATTCCGATATACAATATCTAATATCTTACTTCATCTGGTCACACACTGTTATCGGAGATAAAAAAATTCTTTCCAAATTCTCTGTCTGCTCCTATTATGTAAAGTACAGGAGAAAATTATGGTATTAGCAAAAAAGACGCATAAGCCCACATTAGATATTGTAGGCAATCCCCGATCGGAGAAGGGGATCACTCCCAAACAGGAAGAGTTCGCTAAGATTTATGTAACTGAAGATATAAGCCAGACTGAGGCAGCGATAAAAGCAGGATATTCTGTCGCATCAGCTCATGCAATAGCATCGCAACTCCTCAACGGAACCCGATATCCAGCAGTAGTCGCCCGAATCAAAGAGCTAAAAGGTGAGCTATCTAAAAAGTACGAAGTCTCATTTGAAGGACACGTCAAAAAATTAGCCGAGATCAGAGATCAAGCTATGATAGGAGGAAATTTCGCAGCAGCAGTCGCGGCAGAGAAGTCCCGAGGTCAAGCTGCTGGACTCTATATTGATCGTAAAGAGATTCTGCATGGAAAGATTGACTCGATGAATCGCGACGAGGTCATGAAAGAAATTAAGAGAATCCAAGAAGAGTTTCCTGCACTCAAATCTTTTACTGAAGACAACCTCGTTATTGAGGGAGAAAGTAAGATAATAAAAGACACCACTTGACATATTTTATGCTATTATTAAATATAACTTAATTAATCGTAGAAAGGATTAACTGATGCCATATAATGTAACGACCGAGCGAGGTCACCATATTGATTATGTCCACAACAAACCAAACGGAGGGACAATCTATTGCTATGGTACTATAGAAGAGGATAGTAGCTTTTTTGTAGAGTGTGATGACGAGTACAACAGTGGTCATGTAGAAGACGTTGACCCTAGTGTGCAAAATACTTGGAAAAAAGTATGCGAGTATCTACTAGAGTGGCGACAAGATGTAGAACAAGTGGAGTGTGCATAAATTGAAAAAGCCTGAGTCCAAACTGTGGCATAATCTACGCGACAACACAAAGGCTCAAGGGGTGTTTTGGACACGTCTTGAGTCATGGGCTATTCCTGGAGTTCCAGATCTGCATGGCATAGTTGATGGTCATGCTTTTTGGTTAGAATTGAAAGTCCACAGGTTAAAGTCATTAAAGTCTATCAATTTGTCTCCCCACCAAATTCTCTGGCAAACTCAATATTCTTCGCAATCAGGACATGTCTGGAACTTGGTTCATCATCTCTCTTCCTCGTCGCTCAAATTATTTGGGGGTTGGCGAGCCCGACAGTGGACAGAATCACCGAGGAGAGAGGATGACTTGATCCCTGATTTTGAGACAAGAATCCCGTATGATTGGACGGGCATCATCAATCATATTCTATCATCCTCGCCTCGTCTTGACAACGATTAGTTTCTCATCAATCTTCCTCTATCGTCTTTCATCCTCGGGTCATCGTTTCTCTTCACCGACGAAAGAGGATGATAGAGGACGCCGAAGAAGAAAGATGATGACGCCAGATTGATTGTCTAAGTTGAGGACAAAAAACGAATAATTAGGACAACAATAGACTTGTAACTAGACAAATTAATTGCTATTCTTTAATCATAGCAAATGGCTATAATTTAACTTGATCTCGTAGAAAGGGGATTATAATGACTAAAGTAACTAAAAAGATGACTAAGGCATCCTTAACCTTAGACGCTCCAATTAAAACAGTAAAATCAGTTGAGTTAAAAGTGACTGACAAGGAGCTCTCCTACAATGACATCTGGAAGTTCGTCCAGGAGCATGCAGGAGGTCAAGAATCCAATGTAGTAGTTGTCCCACTTGATAACTGTGACTTGGCAAGTGACAAGCCTGTCCCATTCGGCTATGGAGGTCAGCCTGGAGGCGTCCGACAAATGATTCAGGATTGGTTTTTATTCGGTGTCGGCAAGGACAAGGATATGTCCCTTAAGACTATACTCGGTAAAGCTGCTCCACTTGGTCACAGTCGTAAAAAGCCTACTTGTCTACATGCTCTCTTGCATGGTGGATACTCACCATCTAGTAAATACTGGATGACTCCATACATCAAGCTTGTAGTCAAAGCNTAACATCTAACACGAGGGTGACAGGCGACTGTCCCCTCTTTTTTTGACATTGCCTTCCGATGATTCGCGAGGACTTTCCCCGACCAGAGGATGAGGATTCCCGATGATTTCCCCGACCAGAGGATGGATGGAGAGACGTCTAGTTATAGCCATAAATAGGG